GAATGACCAACTGGTCGCACCTATTGACACGTCCCGAATTAGCCTTAAGTCCGACAAGACTTACCGCTACTTTTCAGGCAACGCCTCGGGCGTGTTCAAGGAGGTCCGCGCTTTCTATCCGATGAATCATAACCTGGTGTATGACGATGACGAGTCTGGCGCGGCTGAGACAACTCGTTATACTAGCGTGGATTCCAAACAGGGAATGGGTGATTATTACGTACTAGACTACATTTCTTCAGGTATCGGGGGTACAACATCAGATTTATTGAATCTGCAGGTCAACTCTACTCTATATTGGCACGAAAAATAGCTTCGTTGCACTCCACAAAAATGCAATTGTCTTCCATCCACTCAATGTCCACTTGTAACATGTCCAACCTCGGATCAGAGTTCGCCAACCAGATTGTCGGCTTGCCCCAGTCTACCAGCATTGGCTCACGGTACAACTGTTTTACCGTGACAGAACCCTGACACCCGAGCCACTCTTTGTAAGCATGGAAGAACTTTATGCCGCCCCTGATGTCATCCATGACGGCATAATCCACCTCAGCTGCCTTAGCGCATTCAGCCCCAGACACTAGGCCAATGCAGTAGATATGGCTGCCTAGGGAACGAGCCCACAAGGTCTTTCCGGTGCGGCTTCTCCCGTAGAGAACCAATGATTTCACTCGTTCTAGGATACCGATAACAATTAGCGAAAGGGTGCTAGGGCGTAAGGGCGACCACCCCGGTAGGGGGGGCCGTCGCACTAGTGACCAACCCTGCCCGGCGCAGCCGACTGCTTACCTCCAGATCGCGCACCCCCAATACCACTTTGTGCGAGCCACTCATCTCTTCCATCCAACTCACCGCCAACGAAAGTGATCCCTGTTGGTGACTCATACTCGGCAGGCACTGTCTTAAATCGCCAGTCGCAGTACTTGGCCAGGGAGGAGAAATTGACTGCAGCAGCCTTGGGATCAAGTCTGTGCACAAGTTCCCAAAACTCGCTTCGACACGTCGCACTTGTAATCTCAGTCCACTTGTCAATAGTCGTACAGCCGCTGTTCGAAGTCTCAATTGGTCGCTCTGCACCACCACAGACAACATCTCCGTCCTTGATTGCATAGTCGTAAGCAACCCACGGAGTTCTTCCAACCGTTTTGACGTTTGGGTGGTAACCGTCAACATCGAACTGACGAGCTCCTCGGCCTCGGTATTTGGTGCCGAAATCAACGAAAGCGTGTAGATGAGTTCCCTCATCCTGGTGCAACTCTCGTCCAATGATGCACTCTGCTCCCATCGTCGAAAGGTGGTCCATAACAGAGAATCCATCGAGCTCTCCGCACTGAGCGTAGGTGATAAGAAAGTATCGGGCATTGCAACGAAAGTCTGACATAATGCACGGGTCCGGAAGGTCAGATGGAAACTAATATTATCATCTGACCCAGGACCCAACTCAGAGCAGACCCGACTATTTATAGGAGTCTCCTCCCCACCCTTCGCTCCCAACATTTTTCCGTTGACCTCAACATACCCCAACAATCATGGCCCGATATGTCCGAACACGAACTCGTCGCCGATCTACTCCTGTTCGTCGCCGAACTGCAGCGAGCTATCAACGAACTAGTCGCCGAACTCCGTTCAAACGACGTACCGTTGCCACCACTAGAACCAGACGAGGCGTCATCGACTTGACTAGTCGCAAGAAGCACAATGGAATGCTTGCATGGTCGAACTCCACCAACACGGGTGCAGCTGCGCCTGTCACAGCTGGGAGTCTCACCATTGACGCCACTACGAATGCTACGATCCTATGGTGCGCCACCGCCCAGGATCTTACTACCGGCACAAGCAATAACGCCGGCACAGTGGTTCAGCAGGCCCAACGCACTGCCACCACCTGTTACATGGTCGGACTAAAGGAAAACCTTCGTATCACGACGTCATCCGGCCTTCCTTGGTTTCACCGCCGGATCTGTTTTACCTTCAAGGGCAACACTCCCTTCCAGGTCTACGCAGCCGGGGACACCCCTACACTCAACCAGGGCACATTCCTTGATACCTCGAGTGGTATCGTCCGCCTCCTGTTCAACCAAAACAAGAATAACGCCCCCAATACGAGAAACGCATGGGAGGGCGTGGTGTTCCGCGGCGACAACGGCGTCGATTGGAATGACCAACTGGTCGCACCTATTGACACGTCCCGAATTAGCCTTAAGTCCGACAAGACTTACCGCTACTTTTCAGGCAACGCCTCGGGCGTGTTCAAGGAGGTCCGCGCTTTCTATCCG